CAAGGATATACTGCTTGGTATGGTTATCAAAAACACAAGTCAGAGTGTGATTCATATAAAATAAATTGTTAAAGCAATGTATCATTTTTATTTTTGGTAGGTGTAATTTAAGAAGAAAAATTGACCCTAATTTCCTACTTGGGTTTTGAATTTATAGTTAAATAATTTAATTGATTAAATAAAAAAAATATTATAAAATAATTTTGTTTTTTGTAAATTCCTCAATTAATTGATTTTGTATTTTAACGTAAAAAATACAACTCATTGTCATACTACTCATAATGAAACTCATTATACCATTTTTAACTTGAATTGTTCTTTCACCATTTTTTATTACAAAATATAATGTTGTGTCTTTTTTTTCTTCCAACTTATTAACAAATTCATTAAATAATATATATCTAGCTTGTTTATTTAATTTAGTATAAGAATTAAAAGAATTTGAATTACCAGATAATTCATTTATATCTATTTCATATGATGCTATTTTATCATTCGTTAAATTATAAAATTCTATAACCATATATGGATTAAATATGTCATCATTATCACAATCTTCAATTTTACTTATTTTGATTGTATAATCTTCCATTTTTTAAATTAATTATATTATTAATTATATAATTTATTCAATTTTTTTCTTAAATATATCAAATTAACATAAAATATTGAAAAATTTACAATATATTATTATTTATATTTGATATGTTAACAAATTGGGATATTAATACATCATTTATTTTTGGATATGATGATAATTTAGACAAAATCAATCAGAAAGAAATAAAAACTATATATATGTTTGATTTAGATTATACTTTGGTTAAGACAAAATCAGGAAAAAAATTTCCTACTGATAAATCAGATTGGGAATTTTTATATCCAAACATTCCAGAAAAAATTGCTAAATTATCTAACTCACTAATAGGCATTATTTCTAATCAAAAGGGATTAAAAAATCAATCCCAAAAAACAGATTGGGTTGATAAAATTAAACAAATAAATAAGATTATAAAAATAGATTTTGTTTTTGCATCTGTTTCAGATGATAAATATAGAAAACCATTACCTGGTTCGTACGAATATATTAAAGAAAAAATTGTTGGAATTGATTGGGATGGATTAGTTGGAAAAAATAAAATTTACTATGTGGGAGATGCTTTTGGTAGACCTGAAGATTTCTCAGATACTGATATTAAATATGCACTTAATAATAATTTTAAATTTAAAACTCCAGAAATATTCTTTGATTTTAACAAACCAAATGGAAAATCTGGTTCAGTTAATTATCCAAACATTGAATATTTTACTGAACAAGAACAAACAAAATTATTTGGGGATTTAGATTCAATTATAAGCACACATAAAAAAATTTTAATTATTACTATTGGACTTCCAGCAAGTGGAAAATCATTTTTAAGAAAAGAATTAATTAAACGATATCCACAATTTACATATTCAAATAATGATGACATTCATGATAAAGTACAATCAAGAATGTTAATAAAAAAAATATCAACTGATTACGACTTTGTAATTGACGATAATTCCAATTTAGATTCGGTTGTTAGAGATTCAAAATTAAAACAATTCGAGTCATATTATAAAATCGGTATATGGTTTGATTATGATTTAGAATTGTGTTGGCATCTTAATTGGATGAGAATGTATTGGTTTGGAGCAAAATTATTACCCAAAGTAACTTATTATACTTTAAGAAAAAAATTTGAATCAGCTAATTTGGAAAAAGGTTTTGATAAATTTATAGTAATAAATAAAGTTTTTAAAGAAATGAATTTAAGTGATAAAATTAAATATTATTTTTAATTTAATATAAAATTAAATAGATTATCTATATTAAATGGATAAATGTGTGGGGGAGGGTTAATGCAAATAGTGGCGTATGGAGCACAAGATGTATTTTATTATAAGGGTGAAAATAAAACAACATTTAATTTTAATAAATCATATCAATATAGTGGTAAAAATAATTTTTATAAAAAAAATAATAAGAAACAAATAAAAGAAATAAAAAATAAAGAAAATACAGAAAAAATAAACATCAAAAATAAAAATATAAATCAAATGGCAAAAGTTATGAATAAAACAAAACAACCACAACCCATTTATAAAAATAATAATAATAAAAATACTACAAATATAAATATTACAAACAGTTTTAGTAATAATTTTTTTAGATGTTTAAGTATAAAATTGATGATTAAAAAAAAAATTATTGAATTATTGATTGGAAATTGTGAAATTTTGGAACATAATTTAATTCCAATAGCTTTTGTTAAAATTTATAATATTTTTTTATTTGTTATAATTAAACAATATTATACTGACCTAACTATAAATATTAAAAATATTTCTTTAAATACAATTGATTCATCATATTTACTTAAAATTAAAAATATTATTATTGAAAACAATAATATTCAAAAGTTCACAAAAATATTAGACACCCAAATAAAAATTTATTTTGAAAATAAATTTGGTTTCAAGATTAAAAAAGTAAATTTAGAAAAAAATTTAATTGGAATTAATAATCAAAATACAAAACCAAATGAAAATTGTCCAATAACATTAGAACAATTAGATAATATTTACTTTTATTGTGATAAATGTAATACTAAATATAGTCCAGATGGTTTATCATATTGGTATCTAACAAATCATAAATGTTCAACACCTTGGTGTTCAAATTATATAACTGAATTTAATTTTTATTTACATAATGAAAAAATAAATTTAAATCAAAATAATAATTCATCAATAGAACAAATAAATTATTATTATGAATTAATTAGGTTATTATAAAATTTAATATCTATCAGAAACCATAGCAGGATCTTCATAATATGTACAATATTCAGTATTTTCTTTACAAGTTGGACCAGTTTTATATAACCAGTTAGCAAAATCGGTTTGATTATTAGGAATTGTTTGGATTGGCGTGGTATAAAACATTCTTTGTGAATTTTCTCTTTCCCAAACATCTGACAAATTTCTATATATTGAACTATTATAAAGATTTTGCATTTGATTTGAAATTTCTGGATCATCTGAATTACAAGGTTCTGCTAATTTGGAAGCATCTAAATAATCAGAAAAAACAATATTTCCAAATGGATTTTCAACTGTTGGTTTTCTACAGTTATCCTTATTATATAATTCATTTTTTTCCCAAGTTACTTTTTTTTCTTTATTTTTCTTTTCTTTTTTAATGTATTCAGAATAATCTATATCTGAATAATTTGGTCCTAATTTGTAATTACCATCTGAATCAATATACCCAGATTCAATTTCAAATTTTGTATTTGGGCTTTTATTACCCTTAAAAATATTATTTTTAACACTATCATATAATGTAACCATTGGGTTATTCAATTCATTATTTTTATTACAACTTGTACATTTAGATTCACTATCATCACCTTGATTAAAAAATTTTTCTGTTTTTTCAGCCTCAGAAATTAAATCTTGATGAATACCTATGGGATCAGATATATAAATATAGTAAAATATAATTATTAATATTATTCCTATCAACAAATATATTATTATATTTATATCTGAACCAAATAATACACATAAAATTATAAAATACATTAGAAATCTTGATGCTGTATTTAATTGCTCAATTCTTTCCATATTTTGAGTTGGAATTATTATGTAATATTTTTTGTAAAGTACATTAGGATCTTCTATCCAAAATTTTTCACTCATATTTATTTTCTATATATTAAATAAATATATAAAAATATTCACTAAAATTATTTTTTTATATTATTTTATTCATTTAATAAATTTTGTAACTCTTTTAATTTTTTAAGTTTTTTTAATTTTTCTTTTTTTTTCTCTATTTCTTCAGTATCATTTGATTTCATTGATTGTTCACTAAAATCATCTTTAACTATGGTTTTTTTGGTTTTTTTAATTTTTTTATTTTTTTTTATTTTGGTATTTTTATTGTCTTTAATGTTAATATTATTATTCATATTTACTCCATAATCATTGTTATTTTCATCATTATTATCATTATCATCATTATCATTATCATCATTATTATCATTGTCATTATTATCATTATCATCATTGTGAATATTAATGTTATTATTGTCATTATTGTCATTAATATCATCATTTTCATCATTATCCATATTATTATCTAATTCTTCATCTAACCTATTATTTATTTGCCCATTTAAATTGTTATTTATATTTTGATTAGGAATATGATTGGGATTGGGATTAGGGTTATCAAATATCATTGATAATTTTCCGATATAAGTTTCATGAATTTTTTCTAAATGGTTAATTACAATTGGGATAAAATTTTCAGAATTATCAGTTATTGCAATAATTTTTCCTTTAAAAAAAGCCATAAAATATGGTGTATTGTTTTTAATTGAATCAAAATATCCATTTGAACCATTAAAATCATCAGTAAAATTATCAAAATCAATAATAATATTCATCATATAAGTATTTAATTTAGAAATAGTTAATAATGTAGAAGTTAAATCTTCATAAATTGTGTTATTTAGTGATTTTGATAAAAAACAAATACATATTGGTTTATACATATTATTTTTCATAATTTCATCCAAATCTGTTTTTTTATTAACTCTATATATATTTTTTGACATTAAAGTTATTTATATTATCATTTATTAAACTTATTTTTAAATCATTTATTTTTATTTTTTTTTATGATTTTTTGATTTTGATTTGGATTTTTTATTTTCTTCTTGTGTAGAAGAAGGTGTTGATGTTTGTGCATTTGAGTTTACTTGTTCTTGATTTATTTCGGTATATTTATTATTGATATTTTGAACAATATTTGATCTGATTAAATTATCAACAATATTTAAAGCATCAGATTGTACAGTATTTTTAGCTAAACTTGATGTAGCATCCCAAATTTCCAATACACTAACATTACTTCCTTGAATTTTTCCCATCATATTACCAGCAACTTTTTGAGCTATACCTAATAATTGTTCAACACCTTGTTTACCTTGCATATTAGCACCATTATTATTATTTTTTAATCCAATAACTTCATCTTTAATATTAGATAACATATCAGATAAAAGTTGAGAAGTTTGTTTATTTCCTTGAAAATTATCACTTTCAAGTACATTAGTTAATTTTGCTGCTGCTTCATTAACATCTGATTCTTTAATATTATTCATATATTCGTCCATTTTGTTATTTGTTTCTTGATTAATTAATGTACTCATAATCATATCATAAGCAGAAATATTTTTAACTTCTACACCATTAAATAAACTTTGTACATCAATATTTGAATTAACATTTCCAATTGATTCAAATGGATTAAATTCTTTACCTTCTGTTTCACAAGAAGTTATTTGTTCAATTACTTTTGTATATGTTTTAGCACAAATATGTAAATCACTAATTTTTGATAGTATATCTTGATGAAGTTGTCTATTTTTAATTTGTAACAATAATATATTAACACTAAATGTTGGAATAATTGTCCAATATTTTTCTTTATTTCTGAAAAAATTAAAATATGTTGCATCATCAGAATTATTTTTCATTAGTAAATTAACAATATCAAAAAGTCTTGTATTTTCTGCCATTTTTAAAATAAGTTTTTCAAAATTTAATTTTTCTCCATAATTTTTAATTTTTAATAAATTAGTTCTATCTTCAGATTCAGAAGGAATTAATGATAAAACTTTATCAATCAATTCATTAAATATTGATACAAATTTGTTTTTAAAGTAATCTTTGTAATCTGTAGCTGTTTGAGTTTGATCCATAATTTGATAATAATATGATAAATTGTGATAATTTTAAATATATTTAAATCTAATTAAATATTTTTTTTATATTTTCTAAAATAATTATCAATAATTCAAAATAATTTTTTATTAATAATACATCATCCGAATGTAATTTTTTTGTATTATTTTTTATTTCTATTATCAAATTTAACATATCATCTGAATTTGAAATAAAATTATCAGTATTAATTTGTTTTTTTTCTTGGTATTGTTTAATATTATTTATACAACTTTTAATACTAACATTATCATCAAAATCTTCATCCAATTCATTTAAATTTGATATATCAAAATTTAATATTATTTCTTTATTTGTTAATAAATAATCTAGTCCATTTTGTAAAACATCAAATCTATTTGTTTGAATGTGATTTTTAATAAATCCTAATCCAAACATTATTTTAATTGGTAAAATTCTTAATGTATAAGACATATCAATTAATTTAATTATTGTGTCAATATACATATCCATTAAATAATTGTATTTTTCAAATAATGATTGTTCTTCTAAATTAGTATTATTATACATCTTTATTAAATATATAAAAAAACTATTTTTTATATATTGTAAATTAAAAAAAATAATTATTATAAATCTTTATTAGAACCAATCCATTTTGGAATTTGACTTGTATCACCCATAGCAATTCTATTATTAATTTCATCTATTTGATTTTTAAAAAATTCCTTTTCATTTTTTCTTTCCATTTCAGCCAATTGTATCATTTGGTCTTGTCTCTTTTTATCAATTTTATCACCTTCTGGTGCTGTATATATTTCCATATCTTTATCTGGTGGTAAAAATGATTTTGGTAAAGGATTATCTACATTAACATATGCATAACCATCTGAAAGTCCAGACATCTCATTTTGAAGATATCCAAATAATTGATTAACTGGTTTAACTGTTGGTTGAGATTGATTTGGATTATTACCCATATTACCCATATTACCCATATTATTCATATTTAAAGGAACCGCATTAATATTTTTACCTTGTGAATTTATTGGAGGTTGAACTGGGTTAAATGTATTTCTTTTAATTATATTTGTTTTGGGAATATCAAATTGATTTGGAGTTTTGGAAGAAGTTGAATTATTCATTTGGGATGATAATTGAGATATTTGGTTAGATAATTGAGAAAATTGTTGGTTTGTTGAATTTTGATTATAATTATTGTTATTATTATTATTATACATACTTGCCTGACTAGGTGGAATTGGAGGATTTTGATGTTTATATTGGGATGGATTATTTGGATTATTTGTATTAATTTGATTATTTGGAACAATTCCAATATCAGGAATATACAATTCTTCATTTTGCATTCCAAAATTATTATTTTTAGATGATAATTTAATCATATCATCTAACCATTTAACACAATCACTTCCATCAAATTGTTTATTTAAACTGGGTATAATTATGGTAGGTACTCTTTTTAATCCTTGTGCTTTAAATTTATCTTTTTGTCCATCAATACAAATCATTTTAAAATTTTTTAATATATTTGCTTTATGAGCAGTTGTGATAAAAAAATTACACGTTTTACATCCTTCCATATAAAACAATAAATTTGGTTGGGATGATTGTGGTAAATTATTTTTTTTTTTCGTGATATTGATTCATAAATTATTTATACTATATAAATTCTAATAGTAAAAAAATATTTAAATATTTTCACATTATTTAACAAAAAATATTATTATTTATTAAATACCAAATAATCATACACATTAAAAAATTCCAATAAATATTTTTTGTCAAATTCTTCTCCAGTCATTCCGATTGATTCAATATTAAATATTAATTTTAATGAAGATTTCATATAAAATAATTGTGAATTAAATTTATACATATAGTATTTATCCTTACTACTATAGAGCAAAATAATATTATCATTAAAATAATCAAATCCATCTACACTAATTTGCAATTGTAATTGCTTATTGATTTCTTTATTTATTTTAAATAATATATATTCTGTTTCTTTTTCTAATTCAAAATCAAAAATTATATTAGATTGAAAAATTTTTTTTTATAAGATGGAATATTTAAATAATTTAATATATTAGTTTCATAATCTATTTTATTATTTGTATTTGATAAAGTTAAATCACTTATTATGTCAAAAAAATTTAACAAATTAGGTATATAATTACGATAATTATTTAAATGTTTTAAATATTCAGGTAAAATACAATAACCGCTAGTAATTAAATCTATTTTTTCTATATAATCCTCAATATTATTTATACCATTAATGTTTATTATAAAATTACCATAATTTCTGAAAATAAACATTGGTATTCCACCAATATTTTGATTTTTATATTGGATAGAATTTTTTAAATTAAATTTTACAATAACAATATCATTATCTGAAAAAATTACATTATGATTTTTAATTTTATAAATTATATTTTTTTTGAAATAATTCGTTAAATTCAAACAAACTGAATCAATTAATTTTAAATCAAAATTTTTTTTCTTTTTAATTAAAATTTTTATTTCATCCAATACATCAAAATATTGTAAAACTAATATTAAATTTATATTTTCAGCCACACTGGCATTTCTAATATTTATACATCTGTTATTATGAATAACAAAATTTATCATAACATCTGGATTTATAACAGTATTCCATTTTACATATGAAATAAGTTCCATTATTTATCCATAATTAACTATTATTATTATTTATCATTTTTTTTAATTTATTCGTAAAAAATTGATAAATATATAAAATATATAAAATAATCAATATATTATTATAATAAATAATTATATAGATGGATTTTGACATTAAAGAAATAAAATACAAAACAGATGCATTTGATTCTTCTTCTTTAGTTTTAAATATATCTGGTAAAGATGCCCATTATAGTATTATTAATTCATTAAGAAAAGTGTGTTTAGATCAGATACCAATATATGCTTTAGATAGAGGTAAAATTAAGATTTTTCGTAATAGTTCTGTTTATGATTGTACTGAAATGGAAGTAAGATTATCACAATTACCAATTAAAAGAATTCCAAATAATGTAATTTATCTTCCTTTAAAATATTATAAAAATGTTAATTTTGCAGACACCAAATTAGAAAAACATCCTGATGATAATACTAATGTTGAATTTTATCTTAATGCTAAAAATACTGGTCCTGAAAAAATAAAATATGTTACAACAGATGATTTAAGAATTAGTTTAAATAATGATATTGTTGAAAATAAAAATATATATAGAGGAAAAGAACCAATTACTTTGATTGAATTAAGAGTTGGGGAAGAGTTTGAATGTTCTATGAAAGGTGTATTAGCAGTAGGAGAATTAAATTCAATTTTTAATGCATCCAATACATTTTATAAACAAATAAAAGAGAATGAAGAATATTTACTAACAATAGAATCAAATGGTCAATTAGATGAATATGAATTATTGTTAAGAGGAATTAGTATTATTATTGAAAAATTAAAAATAATTAAGGAAAATATTGTAAATTTACAATATGAAATGATTGTGACAGAAAATAACTCGATAAATTTAGTAATTAAAAATGAAGATTTTACTTGTGGAGGACCATTAAATTATATTTTACAAGGTATGAAAGAGGTAGAATTTTCAGGTGTATATTCACCTAACTTGATGGAAAAAAATATTGCAATAACTTGTGTAATTAATAAAAAATATAAAATAATTGATGTATTTTCTCAAGCAATAGATAGTACTATTGAATTATATAATAGTATAGAAAAAAAAGTAAAAAAAATATCAAAAAAATAAATGTTTTTTTATAAAATTTTATTATCAATATAATATATTATATTTGTAATATGTACATATCTGAAATTGATGATATATTAGATAAGACATTAGATAAATTTATATATTTATGGGTTCTTGAAAATAAAAATAAAGAAATTGTTGACTATAACAAGTTAATTAAAGAACCCAATTTTGTTAAATTTCAAAAAGAAATTAATTTATTATTAGAATATAGCGTAGGTTTAATATCTGAAAAAGATATTAACAAATTTGTTTCCAAAACGTCAAATATTAATTTAATTAAAAATTTAGTTTTAAAGTATGTTGGATATTATTTATTTTTATTTTTAGGAATAAATTATACAAGTAAAATAGAAACATTCAATAATAACATTATTGAATTTTCTAGAACCCAAGCAAATTATAAACTTAAAATAGAAAATTTTTTTAATACTGAATCTAACTCAAATATTATTAAAGCAACTAACTTAACAAATGAATTTATTGAATATATTGAAAAAATAGTTAGTGGTAAAAAAAAAGATATTCAACAAAATGAAAATATTTCAATAGAATTAAGTGAATTTTTAAAATCATATGGTGAAGATAATTTAAATAAAATTGTTGAACTATATAAAAAAGAATATTCTAAAAACAAAGTCATTATTCAACACAATATTATTAAAATAATAATTTATTTAAATTTGTATAAAGCATCAGAAAAAAAAGAAATATTTAATATAATTGAAACTACTGAAACTTCAAATGGTGAATTTATTTTTATTGATATTGTTGTACCAAAAAGTAGTTTTATTGACTATAATGCAATTGAATCTATTTTAGAACCCTATGAACTTAAAACAAGTGTTCCTGAAACAATTTATGATTTATTAAATGATGATTATTCAGAAAACATTATAGAGGCAAGAAAATATTTCACTGATTTTGATTTAAAAATACAAAAATTATTAGATACACATTTAATAGTACCAATTGTAGATGATTTTTTGTTATATCATAAAGATAGTGAAAAATATGAAAAACAATTAGGTAATACTGGAGATAAGAAAAAAAAAGAGGATACTAAAATTAAATATATTGTCAATAAAATTAATACTGTTAGTGATTACTACAAAAATCCAAGTGAAATTAAAAAATTATTCTATGTTCCTCTCGCTAGTAGAAATGGCGTATTAGTAAATACATATGAAGATTTAAAAATAATTTCCAAAATGAAAAATATAGTTAAAATTGATAATGAGAATATTGATTTATTAAGTGATTTAATCAATTACAGATTATATCCATATATTTCATTTAAAGAATTTAAAACAAATGGCTTTTTCTTTAATCCAAATACAACAACAGATGCAATTAGAAATTGTTCAATTAATGATATTGGAAAAGAAAAATTTGATATTCTTCAAACAAGAATTATATCAGAAAATATGTCAGTAAATATTATTGGATTTGCTATCATAAATACTGCTGATTCAATAGATTGTATTAATGCAAATAATTTTGTAAATATTTCCGATGAAACAAATAATCCTTTACAAACAATGAAAATGTTGTTAGAAAATAAAATTAAAAATTTAAATTTTCCTAATATTAAAGATAAAACTGAACTTAAAAAAAATTATTACTGGTTATTTAATCTTGATAAACAAAATTATTCAGTTCCATATTATGATATTTCTCCAAATATGAATAAAAATGATATAGTTAAAATATTATCAGCATATTTATACGATTGGGTTATGGAATGTGTTATTAATTTAATACGTAAAGATATTACAGAATCACATCCAAAATTAATAACAGATTATATGAATGCTTTTGATTCATTTAAACATAAATTTGAGGATATTAGTAATCAACAATATTCTTCCAATATTAATGAACTCGAATATCTTATTTATTATGTTAAATCTAAAAAAATATCAGATACTTATGATTATAGAGAAGATGAATTCCCTGGATTATATGGTAATGTAATTAAATTACCAATTGTACCAAAAAAACCAAGTCCTCCTATTCCAATCGTTAATATTAAACCAGATTTTAAAGTATTGTCAAAAGCAATAACAAATAATGAATCTGTTATAGATATTGATATGGTAAATGATGTAACAGATACACATGAACATATTAATGCAACATGTCAACATATAATTTCTTGGGATAAAATTGGTGAATTAAAAAAACAAAATGACTTGAGATATTCTGATTTAGTTTATGAATTTATTCAACAATATGTGGAAATTAATCCTGCTCAAGACTTTATTTGTAAAAGTTGTAAATCTTCAATTAATATAAAGCGATATATACAAGATGGGGCTTTTGATAATTCAACACAATCATATGTTACATTTTCTGTTCAAGTTGATACTCCATTAGAAGATTTTCCAGAATACGAAAAATTTAAAACATCAATTAAAAGTTTAGATAAAATAATAGACCGTATTTCATCAATTATTAATTTTCAAGGATTATTTGGTTCATCTTATACAAATAAATCCAAAAGAAAAAATATAATTAAAGATACATTAGATTTAGTATTAAATCATAATGATTATCTTAAAAAAACATCTTATTTATCAAATCGTGATAAAACTACAAAATTATTTGGAATTAATAAAAATATTTCATATTTATATATATTTGAACTTGAAAATAATATCTTTATTTATTCATCAAAAGATAAAGATTACTATAAATCTGTAAAATTTAATAACATCATATCATATATATTAATTCTTTTAATTTTAGAAATAAATGATACACAAATACAATCATTAATTAACGATAAAATTTGTAGTTATTTTATTTATAAAAAAATTGGACATACATTATTTGAAAATATAAACATTATTGTAAATAAATCTAATGATTTAAAACCAATTAAAGATTATCCAATTCTATGTTATTTAATTTATTTAGTTAGTTGTTTTGTTACCAAATATAATTTATGGGCAGATGTCATTTCTACAGAAACAAATGTTATAGATAAAAAAAAGAATTTTTTAATTATTCAAAAATCAGTTATTAATACAACTGTTGAAATATTTAATTCTATTCTTCAAGTTAATGTTGAAGAATTAAAATCTAAAAAAATATATTTATACGAAATATTCCAAAACAAATATTATTTTAAACTTAATGATTTATTTAAAGACTTTAATTTAGTTAGAAAATTAGATAAAATGTATTTATCTGATGGTATGGCTAAACAACAAAAACAAGTTTATATCGATTCATCAAAGTTTGATATTAAACCAGATTTGTCAAATCCATTTAATAATTTTGTATTTGATGATTTATACTTAAAGTACAGTAAAAAATATTGTTTGAAAAGACTTGAATGTCCACATTATGATAGAAAAAAACTTGTTCCTATGAATTTGATTTCTAATTTAACTAATTGTATTGGAGGTGAATTTCATAATTTTAAAGCAAAAGATAAGAATTTAGTTTGTGTTCATTGTAATGAAGTAGCTAATCCAAATAGTTTTATTCCTGATAGTGAAAAGGTTATTGGAGAAAGATATACTATTTTATATTTGAGAAAATTAGCAACAAAATATTGTCAAACAGGACAATTACATCAATTTGAATATAATACTAAAACAAATAATAATATTTGTTCAAATTGTAAATATATTCAAGGTAATCCAATTACTTTTAGTGATAATGAATTATTTAAATTGTATGATACAATAGAATTAAAAATAAAAAATAATAATTTAAAACTTGCTGAAATAATTTCAAAACACAATAATTTAACAATACAAGAATTATCATCAATATCAAATTTATTCAATAAAATCGTTTATAAATATGAAAAATACAATAATGATATATCGAAATCAATTGGAATATTATTAGACCAAATACAAAAATTATTAGGTATTGATATTATAATTAATAATCAGACTTATAATTTATATTCAAATATATATATTATTGATCATGATCACACTGGCGTTAAATTAAGTACCCCAATTATGATATATGAAAATGAGAATAAATTTAGAACTATTGAAAATCATTCACATTATAAAAGAGATGTTATTGTTTATACTATGCAAAAAAATACAAAATACGAATTATTTTATGATTTGGAAGAAAAAATCTTTTTAGGTTATAGGGAAATTAATAAAGAATATAAAGATTCAAAAAATTACAATATTAAAATTAAAATAAATTATTCTTTAAAAAATATGTTGGTATTAATTGGTTTTACTAGACAAAATATCAACATTAAAGATTTTTATCCAGAAATAATTGGTTTAACAAAAGATAATTATGATTTAAAATTTAAAGATTTTAATATGGAAAATTTTTTAAATAAGATTGGAATGAGAAGATTTGAAATCATAAAAAATATGGGTATGGAACTTAAAAAATACATTAATAGATTTAAAAACAATTATAAGATTGATGTAATTACTTTTGAAGCAACATTTTATGATAAACAAAATAAACAAATTACAAATACATATGTTTCTGACTCTGCAAATAATCCAAATGACTTATTATATATGGAATATAAGAAAAAAATTGAACAAAATATTGTGACTGAAAAAATAGATAGTGACAATAAATCAGAAAAATCACAAAAAAATAATAAATCAAATAAAATAATTGGCGGAGATAAAATACATGTTTTTCTCAAATACATTAATTTAATAAATATGTATTTATTATACGATAATATTAAATTAAATAAAAATGATATTCCTAAATTTTCAGAAAAAATTAATTATAACTTGATTTTTAAAAATGATTATTTGTCAAATGTAGTTTTAAATTATATTATTGATGAAATTATTAGATTAATTGATTATAATACTAATAAAAATACCAAAACTAATTTGATACATTTTATAATTGATTTGATTGCTAATATATTTAATTCAACATTTTATGAAGTTTCTAAATTTAATCAAGAATTAAGTTATTTTTACCAAATCCTATATACTTCAGAATTTTATCTTGAAACTCAAAATACAGATTATATGATTGATGCTCTTGATTATTATTCTAATCAAGAAGAAATTAAAAATATTGATACCTTAGATGAAAATCAACGAGAAGAATTAGAAAATCAAATTGAAGATGATAATGAAGAAATGGAAGGGATGGATATGGTAAATGGGGATGATGATATTGAGGGTATTTTTGATCAATTCGCTGAATATGATGGATACGAAATAACAATACCTGAAATTTTAATTTAATAAAAATTTTTAATGTAATCAAAATTTAATTTCTAAATTAAATTTAGATAAATAAGTTAGATGTTGGAAAAAAATATTTTAAACGAATTTGATGTTACTATTGTGTTAGATAATATGGAATATCTAAATCAAAAAATTTTTGTTGAATATATAGTTGATAATAAAAAAAAATCCTATTATAAAATTATTTTTAATTATTCGGATGAAAATTTAATTAATTTAAAAAAATATTTTTCAAATGAATTTGTTGAAGGTGTAAAAGGATTTGGTAAACATATTATTTCTAATGATGTATTTCATTTGATTTTAAATGTGAAAACCAAATCATTTGAATTGATTACTTGGGATAATTCTTTATTTATTAATGGTAAATTAGTTTGTTGAAATTATAAGTCAAGTATAATTTTATTTAAAAATTATTAGTATATAAGTATAAAATATGAAGATAGACTTTGTTTTTATATATGTTAATGGACACGACCCTAAACACATTGAAAAAAAGAATAAATATTTAAAAGAAAAAGATGAAATATATAATGTTAATGCTAGATTTGATGATGTTGAGGAAATAAAATATTCTGTTAATTCTATAATTAAAAATTTAAGTTGGGTTAATAAGATATATATTGTTACTGATAACCAAATACCCCCTGTTAATCCTAAATTAATTAATGATGGTAAGGTTATTATAATAGATCATAAACAAATTATTCCAAAAAAATATCTTCCGACATTTTTTTCCGATGTTATAGAATCTTATTTACATAATATTCCTGGACTAAGTGAAATATTTTTATATGGAAATGATGATTATTTTTGTCTTAGTAAAATGGAAAAAAAGTGATTTTGTTAAAAATGATAAATTAATAATGTATGTTGATTATTATGATATGTTAAAATTAAAAAAAAAATCTAACAATAATGAATATAGAGAAAGATTATATATAACTGGTAAATTACTAAAAGAAAAAAATATTATTAATAGTGATAAATTTATAAACTCACACCAAATTAAAATTTTTAGAAAAAAAACATTAAAAGAAATTGAAAATGTTTTTAGTAAAGAATTAAATAATTTAAGAAAAAAT